AGCAGCGGCATTGTGGCATAACCCCGTTCCCCAAACATAACATTGTTATTTTTTGCGGAAACAAAATTGATATACGCGCCCGGTAAAGTCTTATTCTGCAAAACAAAAGTTCCGCCACCTAAAGCCATATTAATCCACCTTCCTATTCATAAATTTTTCAATCAATTCATCCACTTCTGCCAAAGTGTATTCCTTGCTTTCTTCCAGAACAACCATAAGAACATCTTTTCTTTCAGCATAGCGCTTACTGTTATACAGCTGTTCTTTAGTGTAAGTAACTGCTGCTTTTTCAACAACTTCAACAGTTTCAGCAGCTTCCTTTTTTGCCATAAAATCACCCCTTTACTGCCATATCAATTGTTAATGTTTTCATTAAGGTTTCATCTTCAGCCCGGTAAACAAAAGCATCATAGTTAACAAAGAAGTTTAAAACCCCTTCAACTGTTTCACCATGCATATTTGTACCACGGATTTGCTTGTTATCTTCCCGCGCTGTAATGTATTCCAAACACCAATACAAGCGTTCCAGAACATCATTAATTTCTTCTTTTTCGCTGGAAGTAGAAGGGAAATACTGGATGCAGAATAAATTTGTACGAAAATACCGCCGCCCCAAGAATTGGTTATTTGTCGGGTTGATACAGGAAATAAAAAAACAGGGTTTTAACATTCCCTGTTCCACCTTTTCCGGGTATATCTTGTAATTATCGCCAAATTCAGTATTCAAGGCAATTGAAATAGATTCAATAATTTTATTAATCATTTTAAACCACCCAAAAACTTTTTAATCTTCTTTTCCAGTATTGCCGGGGTACTTTGCATAATTTCATCTTCTGAAATTGTCAACATGAAGCGCCCCGGAACCCATCCTTGATGATTAGCCGTTCTGTGTCCATATTCTACATAGGCTGCATATTCTACCGGATTGATGATTTCCACCGTTAACATATTTCCGTTTTTGGTAATCGGAATGTCATTTGCATAATTGGCAGCAGTCCAACCGCGCCTTAATGTTCCACCCCTTTTACCTGTTTCTTTAGGATATTGCCCTACAGGTGTACGCTGAATTACTTTCCGCAATAAACGCGCCGCCAGTTCCTTGATGCAGGATTCAACAAATGCATTTACTGAATCAGCCTGAATTTTGTTCAGCTTCTTTTGAAAACTTTTCAAATCCCCGGCCTGTAACTTCCCAAGTTTGGCCATTACGCCCACCCCCGGAAAATATCCAGCAAAATTTCCTGATGTGAATAATAAACAGCGGGAACCCCGGAAACTTGATAGGTAAACACTTTGCCATTTTGTTCAATTACAATCTTTGAACCACTCATTACATCAGTTTCCGGGGCAAGAATCAGTTTTACAACTTGATTAACCCCCGCTGCTGTATCTGATTGTTGCGCCTTACTTAATGATTCAAAAGACAAACGGCAAGGCAAACTTTCCGCAACCAAAACTTCACTTTTGCGGGTTAGTTTTGTTGTTTCATCCGTTACATCCTGATACTGATAAATGGAACATGTACCCGTATACAGGCTTTCAATAGCCGCCCTTGCCTTGATTTTTGCTTTTGTCATGCCTACCATGTTACCACCTCAATTTGCGGAAACAGGAAAGCTGTTCCAAACCAGCCTTCCAGAAATAATCAATGATAGCATCCAGTAAAGCGTTTCCGTCAGCTGCGCCATCCGCAAAAACTACATTGGTATCCCCGGCCTGAATTTGTTTCACCGCGCCGGATAAATCAAAGTTAGATAATTCATCCGGGTAAAACGCCTTTTTAGCTTTTAAAAAATCAGCAATCACCATATCAATTGCATAATTCAGTAAGCCATCCGGGATTTTTGAAACATTGCAATCGTTTTTAATGAAATTGCTAACCTTATCAACTGAAAAGGTTAGCAACACATTATCATTTGTAGTTATTGTTGAATACCCTAACACCTGTAAACGTGTTTTCACCTGTTCCAGCATGATAAAACATCCTTTTAGCCTTTAGAAATAATTTTTGCAATGGCAATGGATTTAACCGGAATGTAATTGGTTCCATCATTGATGATGTTCCAGTTTGCGCCGTTTTCCAAATCGTTGTTGCTTGCGGATGCAGTCAGGCCAGCGGGTTTTTCAAAGCTGATACCGTCAACACCGATTACAAAGCGATCACGTACATACAAGGTATCCTGCCCGCCGTTGGTTTTCGGGTCACGACTCATTTCATACGGTACAGAATCGCCAATATCATCAAGGATAATAGCGCCTTCACCCAGAATATAGGTAGTATACGTGTTGTCAATGGCAGCCGGGGTAGTTTCTTCCGGATCATCAACAACCAGAGTTCCGGAATCGCCCTGAACTACTTCAACTGCAAAGATACCTTCCCCAAAGTGGCCGGAATCTTCCGTTGCAACCAGTTTAGTACCGTCATTACTCCAAGTGTAGCAGCTGATGCATTCATCATCCATGGCATTCAAGGCAGCAGCAATAGCCGTTGCATTACCAGTAGCGGTATCAGTAGACAAGGAAAAATCAGTTCCGGCAACCAGTGCCACATCATTAATTTTGATAACATCCCCTACCGCTGCTTTGGTGGAAATTTTAGCCTTGTAAACGCCCGCCGTAGTTTCAACAGTACCAACCGGCATTCCATCATCAATTAAGACTAAACGGCCATTCCAAGTAGCCAGCGCCAAATCACGCTGTACACCGTCTTTATCGGTATACTGCATGTATTTAATCAGGCGTAAATTTTCAAGGTTAGTAGCTACTACGCTATGCATAATAACCAGCTTGAAAATGTTTTTGTTATCGCCGCAAGCTTTCTGAATAGCTTCATTCAGAGTAGCCGCGCCAACTTTGGCCGCGTCACCAACGCCACCGGAAATATCGTACACATGCTTTTTCAGGAATTCCCGCGCTGCTTTAGCTGCTACCGTGTGGCCAACAGTTTTCATAGCGAAAATACCTTTTAAAATCGCCAGCAAGATTTCCTGTTTCACTTCCTGCTTATATTCCGCAATCTGCGCCGCCACATTATTCATGAAGTCAACGCCAGCGGTAATATTTTTGGAAAAGCTTCTTTCAGTCCAAGCATCCATACGGGAAGCGGTAATAAAGCCCTGTTCGTATGTAGTGGTATTGGTGGAAGAAATGTTCGTTGCGCCATCATTGTTCTGGGAAGTTTTCCCGGAAATACGACCAAAGAACGGAATACGGGCATATAAGCTGCCAGTCTGGTTTGCCAATGCAGCAGCCGCGTTTTCATTACGGCCTACCGCGCCGGATTTTGCAAGTTCTGTTTTGGTAACATTAGGAATTCTTTTTACATAATGTCCAAATGCCTGCGGGTTAAAAGATTTAGAATCAAATTTCATTTTGTATTAATCCCCTTTCATAAACTTTAATCAATTTTCGCTTCCGGATGCTGCGCCATGTATGCAGCCAATTCTGTATAAGTCATTTTTGAAAAATCGACTTTATCGCCGGGGTTTCCATCCGCGGATTCGCCGGGAGTAGCGCCTTTCAGTTTAGGGGTACTCTTTTCTTCAAACAAGTATCCATCTGATTTTTTCAATGCTGAAATTTGTTCATCCAACCCGGAAAGTTTCCCATCAGATCCAAGCTTGACTTTGGCCAAATCCAAAGCACCGCGAACCACATTGATATTTTTTGCACCACTTCCACCAAGCGCGGAATCAATGGCATTATCCAGCCGGATTTTTGCAATCTGGCCTTCATAGTCTTTTTTCTGCGTTTCGTTTTTCTGCTGCAAATCTTCAATCTGCTTTTTCAGGGCTTCATTATCCCCGCTGGATTTTTTCAATTCCTCAAGCTGTTTATCCCGGTCAGCAATCTGGGTTTTCAGATTTTTATTTTCTTCATTGGCTTCATTGAACCTTGTTTTCGGAACATAGTTCCCATCAATAACTTCATCAACAATTTTCTGCGCTACACTTTCTGCAACACCTAAAGCAATTAATTGTTCCTTCAACTTCATAATTTTTTACCTTACCTTTCTTTGATTTTTTTCGCTGGTATCGCCAGCCGTGAAAAGTTCCCTTGTTGTTTACCGTCTGCAACCTGTAAAAGACGAAAATTTATTAAAAATGAATTACTTCATTTTTTATCACCTCTTTCAATGAAAAAACGACCTCATATAATCGCCGTAAACCGCGACAAATAAGGCCGTTAATGCATTTGTACCCATGAAAAAAGCACAGTTTGAACATTAACTTTCAAACTGTGCTTTATTTCTGTTTTTCATAATATTCACATGGTTCACCATCATGATAAATTGCATCTGGTTTGCCATTTTCAAAGATCATGCAGTTAATACACGTTGGAATCCTTCCCAAAGATTCAAGACGGAAACAGAACATACAAGTTTTACACTGTTCAACCGTTACCGCGTATCCACCGCTGCCACCTTCTGAATCAAGAATTTTATATTTGTATTCATCCTTCTTTTCCGGATGCTTTTCAAACAGTTTTCTTAATTCATCATTGGCTTCAAGTTCTTTATTCAGCAATTTTTCATGATGTTCAGTCCAAAGTTCTTTAATGATTCTCTTTTGTTCTGCATCCATTGAACCACCTTCTTTTTAAGAATGATAATTTTTCTTTGAACCTTTCCATTCATTAGGATCCTGCTGGAATAAATCATATCCTTTTTCCGGATGTAATTCTAAATCCATAAATAACTTTCTTGAATTTCCATCCGTTGGATCATTACCCCAATAAATTTTAGTGATTTTGTAAGTGCCGCCGCGCTGTAAAATCAATTCATTTTCACCTTTACCAAACGCACCAACATCAGATGCATAAAGCATTTGTGAACCTTTAGGGCAATAAATATTCAGTTTCATAGGCTTTGCATTGAATATACCGCCGCCACCTTTATTTACAGCTGTTGAAATGAATTGTGGAATTTTTCCTTCTGTTCCAACAAATTTTTGCAAGTCTGTGTTGCTTAAATTATGAAGGCTATGTTCCGGTAAACCTAAAAATCCTTCCATGGTTCCAAAGCCTTGCCCGGATTGTAACCAAACATCTTTATCATACGTTGATTTCTGGCATAAGGTAGTAAGCCCGCGTATATCTTCGCCCTTTCCTTCAAAATCAATCCAAACTTTATTAGCGCCCTTAAAATATTTCCGTTCCCATCCGGAACCTGCCATATTCCAAGGCTTTTCAAAACCTGCAAGCGGCCTGTTATGTCCACCTGATCCGCTGGTATAACGGTAAAAGCCTGCATGTTCCTTCTTTGTGGCCGCCGCATGAATCGCTTTGGCTGGTGGATCAAAGTATGCATCAGCTGCCTTAAAGCCACCGTTTTTAGGGGTAAACCACAAAGCAGCATCCTTGCGGGCTTGTGAAAATGCATCATCAGCTGATTTATTAATTATACCATCTTTATTAAGCGTTTGTAAATCATTTTGAACCTGATTCAGTTCATATTGAATCTTATTCAGATTGGCCGCAATGGTATTATAATTTTGCCCTTCTTTATCCAGTTCTTCCACTTGCGCCAGAAGATTTTTATATTTATCAATTTTTGCCGGATCCGTTTCAGTCAGCAGCTTGTTATTGTAATAATCCTTTTTCCCGGCAATGTTGACTTGCGCCCATTGATCCGTAGTAACATCTTTATCCTTCCATATACCGGAATAGGTTTTGATTTCAATATCTGCCAGCTGCTTTTCAACATCTGCTTTTTGGGCTTCCAGTTCCAACTGCTTTTTAACTAATTCCTTTTTCTGCTTTACTGCTATTTTTTCATTTAGTTTTTCCTGCCATTCCTTTTTCTGCTGTTTCAATGCATCAATATCAGATTGAATATTTTTCAACTTGATTAATTCATTGCCATCTGCAAAATCTTCAAGCTTTCCAAAATCATGAATGATTTCATCATACTTATACCCATTGGCAGCGGTAATAAACTGTTTTTCCAAATCTTCAATCTGAACATCAGCATTTGCAATATTCGCTTTCAGCTTCTTTTCCGTCAAATACTCTTTTTTAGGTTTTGGCTGTTCCGGTTCCACATGATTCTTATAATGGGTAATACCGTCAACAGCATAAACATCCATCCCGGATTTATCGCCGCCATCAACAAACGTATTTTTCCAATCCTTGTATTTCATGTTATCCGGAACATAATATGTTTCACCATCTGCATTTCTGGCAGCGCGTTCCCCAAAACCAATATCATCAGGGAAATAGGGAATTGTGGTTGAACGGCAATTCACATGGAAAGGCGGGGCTGTCACACCCGGTTCATAATCTTTCATGGGAAAATGTTGCCCGTCCATTCCCTGACAAATATCTGATGTATGGGAATCCAATGTGGCAAGGATTTCAAATTCTTCCACATCCAAATCATTGAAGCAATCCCCTTGCGCCAAAGAAGAAAAATAGGCCTGTTCAGTTTGCACTAAACGGCCAGCCACATTTTTACTTACATTCATTCGCGCTGCAATCTTATCAATTGCCTTTTGCGGATCGCTTCCGGTCAGCAGGTTAACAGTTAATTCATTGTGAATTTCATTCAACAGCTTTTCTTTGTTCCCCCAGATCCGGGTACTGAAATTATAACCGTCAACCGCCCACGGTTTTGAAATTAACTTTTCAATTTGTTCTTTATCCAGTCCGGTAATATCCCATCCAGTATTATAACCCTTCTGGATCTCAAACGCGGTATGATAATAGCCGGATTGGTAAACATCAGACAAGGTTCCTTGCATCTGCTGATTGTACTTCCCGGCCAGCACTTCTAAACTGTGTTGTGTTTTCAGCTTCAGACTTTCCAGCTTTGAAATGTGATATTTGGAACTTGCATTTTCCAGCTGCTTCATCCATTGCGCGGTAATTGCATTTTCCTTACCGTGTGCAATGTAATCCTGAACAGTCCATTTGAATTCATCCAAATCCTTACCAGCCAACCATTGGCGGGCTTCTGCCATGGAAATAGCGTTATTATCCGCAAACCGCTGATACCAAGCGCGTATTTTTTCTTCCAATTCCCTTTCTGCCTGTTCATACATCTTACGGATATTTTCATAGGCAGCTGCGCTTTTATTGTGTTGTGCATCTTCCAGCTGGCCGAACCGCTGTTTCCAATATTCGCTATTTTTCATTATTCATCATCCGGCTTATCTTTCTTATCAGGATTAGGATTGAATGGGTTATAAGCTAATTCCATTTCCTTCTGCTTTTCTTCTTTCTGCTTCTGCAATTTAGCCAATTCATCCTGAACATCATTAATCCAAGGATGCATTGCAACAATCGTTTCATCAGAAATAATGCCAACGCTATCACGGCAATTCTTGATTACATCCGATTCATTGATCATCATATCCCGGTTAAAGATAATCTTTACATCTTCATTTTCATAATCCCCTTGCCCGGTATTGGCCAAATGAACATTGATAAACCAAAGTAATTCATCAAAAGCCGCCTGTAATTCTGTTTCCATATCGTTTGCTTCCAAGTCAATATCAGAATACATGCTTTGGATGTTCATTTGGTTAGGATTACCGGATAATCTATCATCTTTGGCATCATAACCCATGCCGTTTTCAATAATGGCTTTTTTGATGATTTCAATGATCTTCTGGTAATTGTCGCCGTTCACATTGATTTCTAAAGTTTCAACGCCGCCTTTAGCTTCCCCGTCATAACGAACCTTCACCGCGCCAAACGTGGCCAGATTTCGCCGGAATTCGCCTAAATCTTGCCCGTCATAGTTTTTCAGAATCAAGATAGTATTCCGGTTATCTTCCTGCATGTTATTTTCAAAATCAGAAAGCATAACATTCAAAGCATCCTGCAAGCTTTTCACCCGCTTCAACAGGGGCTTTTCATTTTCGTTGAACTTTACCGGAATCAATGGAATCCGGTTCCAGTTATAGGCAATCCGTGTACCGTCTGGCTGTTCCAAAATCAAATAGGGCAAATCTGAATTTTTTTCAGGATTATCAACATCCGGGGTTAACACGCCATGTTCCCAAATGTATCTGTGAATACCTGATTTATCATAGATTTCAACTTTGTTAATGGTTACGGCTTCTGTACCTTCATAGCCTATTACCAAATACAAACGGATAGCACAATCAAGCTTTGTATGATCTCTGTCATGCCAGAAGGGTAAGATCTCATACGCCGGAAACATCCTGAATGAAAATTCACCATCTTCATCATAGTAAGGAAACAGCCATGCAATACCGCCGTTCATGGATGCTTTACCAGCGTTCTTTATCATACGCATGAATTTTTTGTTGAAAACTTCATTCAGGCATTCTGCATACTGTTCATTTTTAGTATCAATCACAAACGGATTACCTAACAAATAATTGGCCTTCTGGTTAACCAGAATAGCATACCGATTATCCACAATATGATTGTTAGGCAGGTTTTTAACTTCCTGTAAATCCCCGTTTTCGCCAATCATTTCACGTTTTCTATACAGAATATCATGGTTCCCTTCAAAGTACAGAAAGCCTTTAATCTGCATCATTCTTTCAGGGCTGTTTTCCCACCGGGAAATTTCATGTTCAAGAAACTGTTTATCCGTCATTCTACTATTTGCGCCCTGTGCAATCAAATTTGTGATTGTTGCTGTAACCGCGTCAAGCGCGTGTTTAAAAAACATTGTTAAACCCCCGTTCATTTAAAGCTGAAAGTGTCGCCCCTTGAAATATCTTCAACTGCATAACGCATAGCATCCATTAAGTGGTTAAAATCATCAACCGGAATATTCAGCTTCTTTCCGGTTTTTGAATCGGTATCCCAAGTGTAATTGCCTATTTCCGTTAGGAAGTTTACGCATTTTGGATGAATGATAATGTGGTAATCCTGCAAAAAATCAATGCCGTTTGAAACAGAATCTTTTCCTTTTCGGCTTCGTTGAATTCTTTGAATTCCTAAATCCCGCAAACGGTCAATGCTTTTAGGTTCAGCACAATCTGCTTTAATCAGTTCTTTTGCGTATCCCATATTGATTAACGTGGCCGCAATCTTTTCATTGCTGTACCCGTAACCATACATTTCATCAAATACCCAGATTGTTTTGTTTGTGGTATCAATCAGGCCGCAAAATAAAGCAGAAGGATCATTTGTATAACCAAAGTCAAGGCCAAAAATAGATTGAATTGTTGGCAATCCGCGGATTTCGTTAATATCGAAAACCTTTTCTTCCCAATTCTCATAAATCAGCCCTTCCACAATACCCCAATTACCCAAACCAGCTACCTGATAACGCCGCGGATTGTTTTTCTTCATTTCGCTGAATACTTTCAAATCCGCTGCATCCAACCATTCATTACATAAGTAATTTGTGGTAATTGCTAATGTATCATCATTTGGGGCATCAAAAAACCTTGACTTCAACCAATGCTTTTCGTTCCATGGGTTAAAAGTCAAGGTAATTTGTTTGAATAAATTTATATCATCCGGAATTGCGCCGCGGATTGATTCATTCAGCATATCAAAATCAGATTCTTTGCTGATTTCATACGCTTCTTCAATCCACATCCAGCACAAATAACCATGTTCTACCGTTACGGATGTTACTTTTAAAGGATCATCCAGCCCACGGAAATAGATCTTCTGGCCTGTTGGCTTATATGTCATTTCCAACGGGCTTTCTTTAATATCCCAATGTGCCGCAACCCCTAATCTGTTAATCGCCCATTTCAATTCTGTAAAGCAGGAATCTTTTAAAGTCCTATAAACTTTACGAACCACCAACAAATTAGATTCAGGGTATTTAATCATGTTTGTAATGAACCAAAGCGCCGTTGTCTTTGACTTCTTACTGGCGCGGCTGCCTTTACAAACACGATAACGGCCTTTATAATCCCAGAATGTTTTATAGCCTTTTCCAACAACATCAGGCAGGTAAATCCGTTTTGAAGATTTTAAAGGGGTTTGAATAGTGTTCATACGTTTCTGGTAATCAAAAACGTATTGGCTGCTAATCTTCAAGCTGATCTTCCCCAGAAATGATTATTGGCAGGTTCACATTCAGATCAAGCTTATCATTCCACATTCCCAAATGTTTACCCAGCAATTCAAGGGCTTTCAACTTATCCCCTAACTTAATTTCACGTTCAACCCCTTCACCGTCTTTTGTCGGAAACACTTTAACTTTTATGGATTGAATGGCAGCAGTATCATCCGCTGTTGCATCATCCTTTACTGTTGCGGTATCTGCATCAATCACATCAGAAGCATTGACAAACGCAATTTTGGCCAGTTCCAAAACAACCCTATCTTGATTTACCCCGGTTCTTTTGGATCGTTTTGCCATCTCTTTAGCAATCGCTGAATTTATTTCAGGTTTTTTAAGGTTTTCATCTCCAATGGATCCAGCTGTTTTAACTGAATAGCCCGCCCTTATTGCTGCCTGTGTTGCGTTCAGGTCAATCAGATATTCAGCTATAAAGCGCTTTTGCCGTTCTGTCATTTTCGCCATCCGGCAACACCTTCCTTTCTAAAAACTACTCCATTAGGTATTCCCCGGAAAGCAGGAGTTTGCCGCCGTCCGGTGCAGCTATGAGCATCTTTCCGGGGAAAAATAAAAAAGCGCCCTGAATTTCAGACGCTTTTTCAGCTTATATTATACCATATTGTCAATAGTAGATTATGTGTTATTGTGTGTTAAATTGTGATATTTTGTAAGAAAGTGTAAGATTCTCTAAAAATTTTTTGTGAACTTTTTCAAAATTTAATAACGCATCTGAATTTAAAGCCCTTGTATAATCATAACTTTTATGAATATCAACGGCAATGCTTCTTAACGCTTTTCCTTCAACATACCGTTTATATAAACATTTCACATACAGCTTATTATGCAGCTTGCGTATTTGGTAGATTACCTTTTTCCTGAACGCTGTATATTCATCAATCATTTCATCTAATTCTTTTTCAGCCATTCTAATTCTGGCAACCTTTTCCGGCAAACCGATTTCCCCCGGAAGTTTGCCGCCTGATACCTTATCATGTTCAAAATCAGGGCTTCCCGTTGCATAAAGCAGCTGGCGCAATTTGGATACTTCTTCATATTGCTGTTCAATAATGATATTCAGCCGTTCAATTTCTGATAAATATTCTTTGGCTTCCATGATAAAAATCACCTCATTCAACTTATAAAGTTTAATCATATTGCAAGTTAGCTATTGTTAACAAAATCTTTCCTTTCAATTTTTAAAACTAACACTTTAAAAGTTACAGTTTAAAAAATCATCTGTAACCGCTTCAAACATGCATGAATACTGAATTCTT